ATGATGAAGTTGGTACTTGGACTGCTGCTTCTGGAGATGTTGTAGATAAGACATCTAAGATAATATTTAAAAGTGGTATCATGGATCTGACTTTTAGAAACGGCTCTACATATACTGCGGTATCTACTGCGTCTGCTGATTCAAGGGCGAAACTTGAAACTGATATTTATGAAATTTTGGTGAATGGAATTACTGATGACTCATCGGGTACTTATAATAATTTGGAAGCCTTATTTTCTTCTGGTAGTGGTGATACGTTAACCACTGGAGGAACCGGTACTGGTATTGGATATTTACAAAGAGGAAGTACTCCATGGGATTTCCCTTTTGCTTTAAGTAGATGGAAGATTAAGATATTAAAAAAGACTAAGTTTATGACTCCTAATGGTGATACATTTACATATCAGATAAGAGATCCTAAAAGACATGTAATAAGTAAGCTAGGTATGGATATAGCTAATGGTCCAAATAGAAGAGGTTGGACTAGATGGATATTGGTTATATCGAAACTAGTGCCTGGTTTAACAATAGGAACGGGTGCTGATACGTTCCAAGAAAGTTTGGATGTTGGAATAACAAGAAAGTATAGTTATAAGATAGAAGGTGTAACAGAGGATAGGGATAGATATCATAATGCATAATTTATTCGTTTAAAACAAAATGACTTATTGCTTCTGAATAGTCAGTGAAAGACTGCATCTGTCCCCAGGTACGAAGTACCATCCACGTAGATACCCTACGGACAAAAGAATTAAAATAAACATTTTTATACCAGCTATTAGGAATAGCGTTTGTAGTAATGATAATATTTTTTGCGACGAAGTTGACTTGACCACCCTTGGTTTCGACAAGTAAGGGATACCTGTCGCAGATGCGAAGTAAGGTGTCGAAGGGAATCCACCCGTAGAATTCATCGATAATGACGGTCTCTTGTTTGGCATATCCGTCCCACCATATACTGCGTTGTTTCCAGTAGGCGCTGGGGTAGTTGTCCATGGCCCATTTGGACTTTCCAGTTCCCGTTGGTCCTTGGAGGACAATGACTGTAACTTCATGGTTACGTGGAGGTGTTATCATTAGACGGTACTCTCGGAAGGCTCGGTAATGACGTACCCACATTTCAAAGTCTTTATCGGCAATTTCCTCTTCAGTCGTCCCTTCCTGGAGTAGTGATTGTATCGCTTCCAGCCTCTCCGCCCTCTTCTTCGGTCTCGGATTCATTAAGGATGCTAAGAAGTCTTGTGGTCTCATTGGCAAGCCATACCAAATCGGAGATGTTGATGGTGAGTCCGTTAACGTGTTCGTGCTCTCCACAGTGGATCCACTCTCTTCTGAATTGTGTTCCTGATTCAAGGAGGGTTCTGTAGAATCGTTCGAATTCTGTGTCACCCACGTCTTCACGCAATATAGTATGGCACTCTCTCTTGTTCCTCTTCGTGCCTCGAAATGCGCTCTTGGTAGGCGAGATTTTAGGTAAGTTATTCTTCTTGAGCTTTTTAGTTCCAGATAGCCCTGGTAATGGGGAGTCTGGTTTTCGTTTCCTGTCTCCAACATGTAAACGGCGAAGCGGACTTGATGGTTCCATAGTTCAGAGTCAAAGTCTAAGGCGAGATCGTCGGCAGCTTCAGGATTATTTAGCGTGAAACACCAGTTGCGTGATTGCATCGGTTTGATAAATGAGTCTGATATTTGGCGCAAATGTAGTCTAGTATTACCTACATTTGCTGCGTCGCGTCAATTATTCTATTTTCGTGACGACTCTCCGTCATTTCTTATTTTGATGACTGATTGGCTAGTCCCATTTCGAAATAATTCAACATTAATGCGAACTAGATCCGGTCTTCAATATCGGCCACAACGTGGAGGTACACGTCAATGGACTGGACCGAATTTAGGAAGAGCTAGATTAGCTGCTCAACGTTCGTTTTCACGTAGTCAAACGTTAACTCGTAATAGAAGAACTACTTCTGGTATCGGTATTACGACACAACATGATGAAAGAAGAATCTATAGAAAAAGATCTATGCCTCGTCGTATGAGACGTAGATGGAAAAGATTCAAATCGAAAGTTCTTGCGGTATCTGAGAAAGATCTTGGAACAAGAACCGTATTATTTAATGCTACTTATAATTTTAGTAATAATCAGCCTGGTGCTCATATATTAGCATCTATGGCTTTGTATTCTAATACTTCAAGTGTATCTTATTTAAATGATTTGGATACTATATCAAATGATGAAGTTGGTACTTGGACTGCTGCTTCTGGAGATGTTGTAGATAAGACATCTAAGATAATATTTAAAAGTGGTATCATGGATCTGACTTTTAGAAACGGCTCTACATATACTGCGGT